AAATTCTTCATTATAGTAAAAAAGTCTTTTTCTAACAATTGTGCTTCAACAGGCAACGCATAATAATTGGCATCTATAATAGAAATTGCTTTTGCAACTCTGCTAAAAAGTCCATCCTCATCTTCAATAATAGTACTGTCATGATCTTTTAGAAAATATCTATGTCCAAGTACTACTTGAGCTTGTTCCGATAATGTCCTTATAGGATTGGACTTAACCAAAAGTTCTTGCGCCGATTGTGTTGATCTCGTTGCTATGATCATTAATATACCTCCCCAATATTGTATTTCAATTTTTTTTTCTATATCCACAATATAAGCATAAGCCTCGTTCTGGAACCCAAAACGATTCCATACACACAATCTCTTCACAATGAGGATTTGGAGCTTGAACTTCTTCGTCACTATAATCCGACGACCAAGATAAATTAAATCTTGGTGTCTCTACGTCTACGTCTTCTCCTGCTGTTGCTCTTCGACGTACATTATCCGAAATGGATATATTTATAGCTCTTTTATTATTAGCCTCTGTATCTGGAGCAATTGCTGCTTGCCAATCAGTTAAACTTCCTAATGATACATATTTACCATTACTGGTTTCATGAGCAGCTTGAAGAGCCATAGCAATCGAAAAGAATGCATCTCCATGTCCTAAAGGTGTTTCTGGAGCTTTTAACTCATTATTTACCGATAAAATCTGTTGTCTTTGCCTTTCATCTTTAAGTAAAGCTAAATTGCCTGAATGAACATACTGTTCAAAAATATGGGCCATAGTATTCTTAGACTTCGTTGTGAAATGTATAGGATACCATGCCTTAGCTAAACCTCTATCTTCTAATTCACCCCTTGTATTATCAATATACCCCCTTAGAATATTAAAATTTTCAGCTACTTCGTTCAAATATTCAATTTGATCAGAGAATGACCATCCATCTAACCATGACTGATGTATCTGCTCCACTTTTGAACCTACTTGCCTGAAGATAACTAGGTGTGATGGGTGCCTTTTCTTTCCTACATCAAACCCAGCAAAAATATCTTCATGTCCATCAGGTTCATAAGCTTTGGTTGCAGGTAAGTTTCTCAAAGTAGGGTCTTCACATTTCATTATATCCTCATTTTCAAAATAAGACTCTGTTGAAAAATGTGGGATTAACATAAATTCTGAAGCAAATGACTTGGGTCTAGCTTCTTGTTGTTGTAACAACCACTCCTCATCATACAATTCTGGCATAAGAACTCTTCTGCCGGGTACTGGGTCTAAGGCAGGGAGTACCCTACTATTAAATCTATCATCCTTTTGCAATTTTGTCAACAAATCCCCGGGCATCATAGGAGTTCCAAGCACAATTACTGGAACACCCTTCAAGGGAATAAACAAACTCTCTGTTAAAAAGTGATCTTCAACCTTAGTAAGCTGTGCAGGATTCAACGGATTTTCTGGGTCACGTAATACGTCATCCGCAATCAAAGCTCCATTAACATGCATACCTCTTTTAAATGAAAAAAGACCTCCATGCATAATTTCTACTGGCTTATTATTTACATGATAGCGAAAAGAAAAATCGGCTTTAGGATTTTTACTTATAAACATCTCCTTTAATTCAGGATTTCTCGCAATCGTCTTATTAATTTCACTAATATGATATTTAGCCATTCCATCACTATATGATAAATATAAAACAGCACAATCTCTAGTTGCTCGTAATATTTGCCATATACTGAAAGCATGGCCCAATATAGTCGATTTAAAATGAAAACGAGGTAATACCGCAACATAATTTTTACCTTCTTCTAAAGCTTTTTCAATATCGTCCGCTAAAACTCCAATATGCCATGCTTTAAAATATTCAGGATGATCAAAGCCTTGAGACCATACATCTCTTAGAAACTCGTGAAAACTTCCCATTCGTATATTTTGATGTGTTTGCAATCCATGAGCTAAAACATCAAAAGCTTTCGCAAAAGTTGTCACTCCTTCTTTAACCATTTTCCGACCTGCTCTGCATCAACCCCTTCATTCTTAACGAAATACGCTTAAGAACTTCTTGATCAGCAATTTCTTCTACTAGAACCCCTAAAATATCTTGTACAAACTGGAGATTTATCAAACCTTCCATGACTTTCCTCTCTCCTTGTACACCTAAATCAACTGCTTTAGCGGCATCAAAAGCCCTAGTATAATTTAGATTACCTAACTCATGCTCTGCCTGATGCCTTATCCGCTCATATGTATCTAAATGCTCATCTTGAAGTCTTGCAAATCTAACACTTTCTCTTTCTTTGACCGCAGTTATGGCCTCTGTTCTAGCTTCAACCTGTGTATGTTTCCAATTCGCAGATCGTGCCCATGAATAAATAGTAGAAGGGGTCACATTAACTTTATATGTCTTAGAAATAGTCGCAGCAATATCCTTTGCAGGTTGATCCCCCTTCAAATACATTTCCATGGCACTTAATCTAATTTTTTCTGGAAACCTTTTAGGCATAATATCCCACTCCTATTATTAATAAGCTATATTGACTGTATTCTGCGAATCAATATTACCACCAAAGGGTGTACCATCACCTTGAAGTAAGCTACTCCAATCCTTATGTCCAGACACTCCTGTTACTGATGTAAAACAAGAAGGTACTTTAATCTTAACACCACTAGCAGTAAGCACAGTATCAAATTTAATACCTATTTCATCTCTTGTACATATATTTGCCCATATGTGTTCTTGTTCATTTAATGGTACATAGGCCATATTTTTTAAGAGTGTCCCCGAAGTTCTTTGTAACCCTTTTACAGCTTTATTAAATTTACATTTAGTGTACTGACACCATACAACCTTACCGTATTTTTGTTTTACATCCTTTAGTGTCTGTAAATTATCTGGAAAACTATCTTTATAGTCTCTATGTTCTGTTTCAATAGGTGCATTAAACCCAATTTTAATCTTTCCCTCATTAACTTTTCTCATTTTCATTCCTCCTTTTCTTCCATAATGCTATGCAAGCTGCATCAGCAAAGTCCTGTTCTGAAAAATTCTCGTTACCCCATTTAGTCATAGCAAATTCTTTAATCTCTACTTTAGAAGCGTTTCCTTTGCCTAAAATATCTCGCTTCCATTTAGTATTATCAATAAATTCACACTCAACTCCATGTACAAAACACGCAAAACGAGCTAAACCAGACACTGATGCTATGGCTATAGTTGCTTTAGGATTCTGTATATAAATGGCTGCTTCAACAGCAGCTTGTACTGTAACCATATCATTCAGTATTACTTTTATTTTACTAAGAGAATCCCAAAAGTCTACTCCAAAATCTATGAATCTGTCCTCGAAATTTTTCTTTTTACTGGCCCATTTACATTGAGCTACAAGACGTTCTTGATCATCTATCCACACACTATGAATAGCTTTACTTGAACAGTCTAAACCCATATATAACACCATAGGATCATCTATAACACTATACATGTTTACTGTTGTCATTTCCATATGTTCTCAAAGTTACTACTCTTGAAACGGCATCATAGGCTGCTTTATAGGCACTAAGTAATCCAGATACTCTAGTATGAACAATTTCTTGTTCAATTACTTCTCGTCTAAGTTCTTTAAGCTGGTCGTATTTCGACATAGCAGCACCTCGTACCTCTTCACGAGTTAGCTTCTTCTTACCCTCCTCTTCTCGTTCTTCAGCCAAACGAAAAATTGCTGTCGCATATCCTTCATCAAAAGCTGCTTCTACCGCATTCTTCTTTGCAGATATATCAGCTAGTTGAGTTTCTAAATAAGCTTTATATCCTCCATATGCAGTTAAATATTCCTCTAATTTACGATTGTCTTCATTCATAAGATTAGTGAAATCCAATTGATAATCTCTGGTAACCTCCTTACCTAAAGGAGGAACGGTTAAATCATCTATTTGTCTTTGTGCCCTACCTAATGCTTTCATAGGTGTCCATTGAGTCTCTCTTCTTTCCATTATTTCACCTCCCTACACCCACAGTAAAATTCTCCAGTACAATGTGTAGGCATATTTAAAGGAACCATAGATTGTATACGTAGACATCGTTCTAAAATAGCATTCCACGTATCTACATTCTTCAGTACTTTGAATGCTTTTAATACCTGATCATTTTTGTTCTCATATAATACCACACCATTTTCTATACCTGCCAAATTTAAATAAATCTGTACTTGTACAAGATGTTCAGGTTTAGGAATATCAATCAATGCTTTAAAACCTTTATCATTAATAGATTTTAACTCTAATAATACTCTCCCATACTCCTCATGTTTTAATAAAAAGTCGTATCGTCCTGAAATAGGGGGATTATTTAATTTAACTGGCTGTTCTGCAGCAAGAAAGAGTCCTGTTCGCTCAAAATATTTTTTCATTCTAACTTCTAGTGATCCACCATGATCAAAAATCCTAGCTGTCTTTGCTCCAATAACTTGATCTACTAGCTTTCCATTGTATGCTAAATATAAATACCGATCACATGGATTACCTAACATAGAAGGATAAAACACATCACTAACTGTCCACTTCTTAGTATACTGTAAATTACTTTCTAAGTGTTTAAGCAACCATGTATCCTGATTCTTTACCCTAGGTTTTCTTGGAGCTTTAGCTTTGGCTGGTTTGGTTGCTCTTTTGGTAATTTGTTTAATCCCTGCCATAATATCTTTTTAATCTCCTCTTTATTAGTTTCTTTAATATGTAATATAT